CCATCCAGAATGTTTAGCGTAGCGCCTCCTGCACTCCCCCCTACAATCGCACCTAAGAAGGTACAAGGTTCATTTTTAACAGTAACGTCCGCTCCTCCAGCAGTATAAAAATATATACCATTCACGCTCATAATACCCTCCTCTTATTGATAATCGTAAAGTGGGTCACCCGATGTTGCAAATGGGTCTAACCAAGGTTCACCACTATTGTAATCAAACGGTCCTCCAGCCTCTGCCTGCGGTTCCCAGTCAAGGTCCCCCTCAGCTATAGCACACTCTCTAAACTGACCCTTAAAGAGCTCCATGAAAACTTCTGCATCCGCATATTCTTCCAAGGCAATGTAAGTTTCTAAAATCCCTGACGTTACTAAGAGCTGATCCTTTTCCCTAAAATCAGATGTTTGACTTCCAGTATCTAAATCCTGTGCCCACTGAGGATACCTTATCTTCAGGTTGTAGTCCTCATTAGGAATACGAAAGAACTCAAGGAACATACCATACCTTACGTAGATAGATGGTCTACCACTTGAGTAGTTCTCAGGACGCGGAAACTTCTTATCAAACCACCTGTAGCTATGCCTTGTTAACTTCTTGGAGTTTTCAGAATCATCCAAGATAACTGAAGCAATATCCTTTACCCTTGTTAACCCTAAGTTATTCGTTCCCTCAAGCATGGGGTAGCGTTTAACATCGGTAACAAGTACAGAGGTATCTTTAACTACATTCAACTCTTCAAAATCATAGGCACGTGCAATCCTGCGCTGTCCCCAGTTAAGGTACTTCTGCACTCTTGTTTCAAGGGAAGCTCCAGAAATGGACGCTGTGTTAACTGACTTACCAACTACATCACAAATCTCAGTTACCATTTGGTCTCGCGTCATTGCCATTGAGTGCCTCCCTTCGTGTGTTAACTGCGTTTCTCCAGCCACGCTCATGTCTAGCATGTTCAGCAGGTTGTTCTTTTACCAACCTATCATAATGCATTTGTCTTGCATCAAGTATTTTATTATTAAGAGCTTGGTCACCAAACTTTTGCTGGAACCGCTCTACTGCCTTAGCAGTCTTAGGTCCCATCTTACCATCTGCCTTAGTTCCTACAATCTTCTGGAGAGCTTTAACAGCTGTACCTGTACCAGCATTAACACCAAAGTCAAACACTTCATTTGCAACAGTCTCAGGAAGCAAGTATAACTTAGGCTTCTTATAAAACTCTTGCGTTAGGAGTCTATCTTTAGTTTCTTCCTTCATGTCCACAACACTAGCCTGTTGGTTCCCTTGTTGCATGTTATACGCATCAAAGGTATCTTGGGTAACGCCCATGTTAGAGATACCACCCCCTCCAGACTCCTGTCGATTAATGCCACCCTCTCGGGCTTGTGTCTGTGCTAACATCTTAGTTAAAGGATTTCCCATAGATTCCTCCTTATGCGTTAACCTTAACCCAAGTACCAGAACCAGTAATAGCAGTACAAAGGAACCAGTCCGTAGAACTTCTGTCCAAACACATTTGTCCGAGGCGATAGGTTGTTGCTCCTAATCCTGTTCCTGTTGCAGTTGAAATTAACATCCGAAAGGGGTCACGACCCTCATATACTTTATTTATCAGATTGCTCTTTAAGCTCATCTTGAACCTCCACTTTGTGTGCTAGCTTTCCATCCCCCTTCTTATCATAGAAGGTTGTTTGTAAGGTAGCTTGTTCTTTAATTTTGTCCTCTGCTTCCTTAAGTTTAAGCGACATGTAAGCTTCGTGTCTCTGCATCTCTTCCTGAGTCAAGGTGATTACATTCCCTGTTTGCTTTTGTTGAGCGTTGAACAAACCAAGCTGAGCGTGTAAGTGTCTGTTCTCCTTCGTGATACCACGATGATTAACGTACACATCAAAGTCAACATAAAAACTTTTGCCTAGCTCTAGTAGGGAGTCTGCAAAACAACTATCAGTTGGAGCTGTAGAGTCGCACTTAAACCATGGTTTTGGAATATCTTTGAATAAGCTTGTTTTGAATAGGGTAAAGCAGAAAGCCATTAAGTCTACCTTCTGTATACCTATTCTCTGTTCAGGCGGGACTTCATATAATCGTGCTGGTCCTTTTAGCGTGGGTTGCTCAGCTACTGCCTTATCAACATCATACCGTCGAAAGGCACACATAGCAAACGGAAAGCCACCTGTATGCATCACACCACCAACAACGTCTTTGTCATCATCAAGTAACTTCAGGAAATGATTAATGTTCAAGTCGTAGATATCGTCATCCATCATAAGAACATGAGTACACCCTGCGTTAATAGCATACTGTACCAGTTCTTCCTCAGCGATATGAACAGGTTTCCTATACACGAAGTGATAACCCACATGAAACTTTCTCTTAGTCTCACTGTATGTAATCAAGTCCGTCCAGAACTGTAAGAAGCTCATTGCAAATTCGTGTGACCAGTTTAAGATTGGAACGCCAATTAGTATCTTGGGTATTTCCTGGGTCTCAGTCACAGTGTTTTCCTCTGTCATCGTATTCTCCTTTTTAAAAGTTTTCAGGCGGGACGCCCACCCACATAGGTGGACGCCCTAACCTGTATAGTTTTAAAACTTAAGGTGCAATTGTAATAAACGCCAATCCACGTTGACTAGCTGTGATGGTCATAATAGCATATCCCAGACTAGCACCAGTCGTTGAAACAGCTGGACCAACTGCGCCCGTAGCTCCTGCAATAACTTTCTTACCTATTGTACATGCTCCACCTTTTACGCTGGCAGGACCATAGGTCTGCAGCCAAAAGCAGTCTCCACTTGATACTGCTATAGGAGCAATACCAATGGGAACGCCAGCATTAGCGGTCTGCTGTTGCACATTAGCATAAAGGTTCTGCGTAAGAGCCCACTCATCCGTGACGTTAACTAACTTCTCCAGAGCGTCATACAAAAGTAAAGCTCCGTTAGTCGTTGCTGTAATAGCAGCGTTGCTTTTAACACGGTACATATGACCCATGTTACCAGCGGTTCCACTCTGCGAAATAAGATAACCTTCCGCATAAGCGTCTTTATCAACCGCTGTAGCAGCGTAAAAGGTAAACGTCTTACCTGCAGCAGGATCAGCATCCCCTGCCGTAACACTATTAAGATTCGCTGCTTTAGACTCCAGTAAATCCCCTGCAGCAACTGCAGCACCAGCTTTGGCATAGCGAAATACTCTATCCCCTACAACTTTTCTGCTTCCCAAGTCGGTTAATGCTAGGGCAGCTGAATCATAAATACCCTGACCTCCCTGAGGAACAACAGACTGGTCACCCCTCCAGTTAACTTTGCTACTATCTTCTACTTCACCTTGATTAAATCCTAAAATCCTACTCATTGTGCCCCTCCTTTAGTTTATGGGCTACCTCAAAGCCCCCATTGGCTTGGGGGTCGGAGGAAATTCTTTTTTACTTACGCAGCCTGCGCAGTCAATACACCGTGGCATCGACGTTTATCTACAATAACATTACCACGCTGAACAATCTGCGTTACAACATCTTCAAACTGGTTAGGAATTTTCTTCCAAGGACCCATCGTCATGTTCACGCTACCATCGATGATAAAACTAAGATGGCGTCGGTCAATAAAATAAGTACGTCCAGTTGTACACTTAGGAGACCACATCCACATACGACCTTTAAACGTAATATGGTCAAGCCCTAAGCTTACTGCTTCTTTATTAACAACCTGCACGCGCTCGAGAGCTTCTTCCTCACCGAGTTCATGAGTTGTCTGGTCACTAATAAGAAGGTCAATCTTTCCCCAACGCTGACACGTGTTAAGGAAGTTAGTCATATCTGACTCACCATAAACAGAAAACGCACCTGAGCTTGTCTTCTGCTGGTTCCGCCAGTAGTAATTACCTGCTTGGTCTACAGCAGTACTTTGGTTAATACCATGCACGACAGTATTATCAGAAGGACTAGCGTCAATCAAGTATGGTAAACCGTTATAGGCAAGAGAACTAGAACCGCCCTGATTCGTCCAGAGTGAATCCTCTACCTTTTCCTGAAGGGTATCCCGTACAGTGTCAATCTTCGCCTTCATCATCTTCAAATGCGCAGTCATACTGGAACCATTAATTTTATCGTCCTCCCAATACCGAACAATCTGGTCTCCCAAATTCTTGTAGGTATCGTAGGCAACAGTCAGCGGGTCGAAATCCGAGATGGTGAAAGTTGCACCTTTTGAGAAAAACTTCGCAGTGTCGTTCTTCCTGATACGCAGTGGAATTTCAAGTCTACGTCCACTAGTTTCCTCAAACTTAATCATGCCCTTACTCTGAAGTACCATGAGTAGTTTGTTGTCTTCGAATACCTGATCGATAATCCCTGGTCGACGCTTAACCCAGGTGCTCGTATACAACGTGTTTAAATACTCCGTTAATGCTGCTGACATACTATCCTCCGTTCGTTACTTTTAACATCTATTTTAAGCCGAGGGGATAGGACCTAATGACTCAAGCACCTCCGCGGCTGCTGATGCAGCACACTCATCTGGAGATAACTTCTTTAGTTCCTCATAAGTCTCATTAGACCCGCCTGGCTTTTCACCACCTAATTGCTTTTCTTTTGCCTTCTCTGCATCTGTAGGTCCAGTATGGATTCTTTTTACAATAGCCTTAGCATCGTCATACAACTCCTGTAATGACCAACCTGCCTTCTTCGGGTCAAAACTTTCACCATGCATAAGTTGCCGATATGTTTCATAGTCTGTATGCGCCCTAGCAAACGCTTGAATCTCCCGCTTAGCTGTTGCCTCACTTTGCGTCTTATGTCCAGACTTCATATCATCCAACTGCCCTTGTAAAGCTTCCGTAGCATTTTTAGTTGCTAGGTCTAATATCTGCTTAGGAGTATACTTAGCTAACTCCTCTTCAGTAATCACAGGTGCCTTCTTTTCTTCTTTAGTCTCAATACCTGGAACTGCCTCTTTTTGATTCAGGAACTTCATGTAATCATCACTGAGTACTTCCATTCGTAAATCTTCAAGGTTACCTTTCAGCGTAGAGTTCTCCGCTACCGCTGCATCTAAATCTGCTTTACTAACCATACCTTCTGTACCTTCGCCTGCTCCTGTTCCTTTACTTCCTTCGCCCATGATACACTCTCCTCTTGGTTACAAGTTTTTAATTATTCCCTCTGGGTTTAGTCTTATGTCGCCTTAGTCGGTACGCCCTACTTATTGCATTGAGCGCACTTGCGATGAACTTACCATTCCAGAACCCTTCAAACGTTACTTCAGGTCTGCCTGACGCGGTCATCGTTATAGCAAGGGAACGGTCTTCCTTCAACCTATCCTTATACTCTGCTTGTTTAACTACCTGTACTTCTTCAGCTATTTGAGATTCACTCTTACTAACTGTTTGTTCCTTAAGGGCTTTGACAGTTTTCAACTGCTCAATCTTTTCTTTCAAGCCAGCATTTTGATTAACTACCTCTTGTAACTTCACATCATCCCCCATTACTAAACTCCCTTCGTGTTTACCTCATGGCTAAGCCACGTTTATCAAGCTCACGTTTAAACTCTGCTTTATCCTTTGTATACACGGGCTTATCATCAATACCAAAGTGATGCCCTCTATACCCGTCATTAGCATTTCTTTTTTCCGTATGCCTTTGCCTAAGCTCGCGTTCAGCGGACTTTCCTCCTATTCCACCACTCTTAGCCTTTTGCGTTAAGTGTGCGTCATACTCAGCGCTATCTAGTCCTGTACTTCCTCTACCCATTTTGTCCCCCCAATCCTGGAAATCTACTTTGTCCGCCACCATTTTTCATAAGGTCTTGGAATAACATTGCCTTCTCTGGGCTTCTGCCTTCCCCAGCACCAGGCAACAACAACTTTTTGTCCAGCCATTCAAACTGATTAGCATATGCTTTCAACACATACTTCATATCCACACCAGGTACCTTTTGAGCAAGCTCCATGAACTTCTGAGCATCTTCCCTTCTAGTCCTCTGGTCTGTGGGGATTGATTCTTCAGGGTTAATCTTGTAGTTAAACTCACCTCTAATCTCTTTACCAGTAAACCTAACCCAATAACGTGCCCCATCATCTCCAACTATGTCAACTATCCTCTCTCCATTCCAATGAGCGAAGATTAACTGATTATACTTCCTCATAACTTTCTCGAGGTGGTCTGTCATTTTATCCCGCCTCTCATCAATCCTAATCATGGCTGCCTGACGAACAATCTCAGCTTCGTGGGCAGTACGTCTACCTCCTGGACTTTCATAAGCACCTTGTTGATTACGAGAAAAACCTACAATCTCCCTAATGTCCTCCCTAATCTCACGACCAGCAATTGCGAAATCAGGGGGGACATGGGATTGCATTAAGGAAACGGCTTTCCTTATATCTCCACTTGCTCCAACGTCAATACCTACAGCAGCCTTAGGGTCACCATCAAGCAACTTAACAAGTTCGTCTTTCGTAAGCTGTCCCTTATCATAAAGTACCTTCAACAGAGCCACGCGCCTGTGCTGCTTTGCCATAGTCCGCACGTCATTAAGCTCCTCCTGTTGTACTTCAATCATACGCGCATCTGGGGGACTCCAAAAGTAATCTGGGTCTTCATTGAAGGTAAGCACCTCAGCGGGCAACCCCTCAACCTGAAGGTAATCATCATCTTGTCTAAGAAACATATCATGGTCTAAACTAATAACAAATACACCAGCTGTTCTCTTATCATGTATCTGGTAAATCTCAACCCAAGTTTCACCCGTCTTGTTATCATATACCATCCCAGACATTGGAGAATCAATATTACTTCTGTCCAGGGCTGTTTTATAAACACCATTCAGGTTAGACTTATTCTTATACTTAGGGTCTTCCATCATATCTTGAAGCTTCCGCATCTTCCTAAACGCAAACCACGGAGCCTCTTCCCAACGCCTCGTCCCCCATGGAACTACAAAATCTGATGGGGAGCAGCCCTGAGCCCAAGGAGTACCAGGATGAACATTATCATTATATTCTATCCTCTCACCCTTCTTGTTGAAGTTTGTCATGCTTATATCAGCATACATATCACTGTCAAAGCTTGGGTTGAAACCATACTCAGTATCATAACCAAGAATCATCGGACCAACTCCACACAAGAAGCAATTTAAAATCAAGCTCTTAAGCTCTTGCTTCAGCCCTGTCTCCCGTATCAAGTAGTTATCCACTTGCTCAAGTACCAAAGCGTGCATAGAATAACCAGGCTTCTTTGCCTCAACCATAACACGTGGGTCTCTGAAATAAATCTGAGGCACGATAGAACGAGCAACTGCGTACATGATGTTTACAGGGACAACACCTTTTCGCCACAGCCCTCTGTACATATCCTTGTACCCCTGCCAGCTCTTAGACCTCCCAAACTTAGTACGATACCGTATACCATCCCGAATACTATTCTTCCAGTAATCTAAAAGCTTCGCCTTATTAACAGGTCTCTTACCTTCATTTTTACTAGTATCCATGGGCTTCCTTCATCCTTTTCCTGTTCTCAACCGAATCCTTAGGTCTCGTTAACCCTTGCTTTTCCAAGTTCTTCCACTTGGTATCTAATATCCTCTTCCTTCTTTTCATAGTAGCATCCCGCGTAGCCTTACTCATAATACCTCCCACTAATTTCAAAAATTGAAAATGGTTACTCTATAACAAAAGGATTCGTAACGTCTATGAGAAAATCATGTTCAACTTCCACCGTAGAGGCTACTTGTTGATCAAAGGCTCCACCGTGTGTTTTCCCTCTTTTAAACATTTCTTCAAGTACATCGTCCATGCTGACTTCGAAACTCAACTCCCCTTCAGGGAGAATACGAATTAGAGCATCACTTGGAACCCCTGGTCTACCTATCTGTAATTGGTATGCAAGGGTGTCGAGTATATCCTTCTTGCAGAGCTTACTGTTGGGGACATAGTCTACCCACTCTTCAATTAACTCCTTGTCGCTTTCCCTACAGTGTACGGCACCAGTTGTTGCCCAAGGGTCAAGTGCTCGGATTCTAAGTTCCTTGCTTATGTTTCCTACAGGCTTGATTCCAATAACGCTCATGCGTGGTATCTTACCCTCGTTCATGAACTCCCTGCAGAAGTGAGCCAACGACTCTTGATAGTAAACGCTTTCAACTCCTACGCGCTCAGGTGCGAAACGCTTCCAATGGTCTGCGATACAATAGATGACCTCAGTAGGATTCATTCTCCGTACTGTGTACCCTAGTACCCATAGGTGGTGAGCGCTGCAGAAGCCACACGTCATAACAACTGCATTACAATCACTCTTACGGGTCTGTGGTGTCCACAAGGCAAGGTCAACGGTGGTGAACTTGCGTATATCCTTGGGGATTTCCTTATCATCCGTAAAAAATTGTAACTGTTTTTTCTTGAATAGGTGTTCCTCTGGAGCACTGGGCTTCAGCAGATACTGAGTAGCAAACATATAGTTACCCTGCGCTGCTCTAATCATGTCCAGCTGTTCAATATCGTACATCTCTACCCAGTTAGGTGTACATTGACGCCAGTCTCCACATGCTTCATATTGCTTTAAGTTTACACAGCCTCTAACGAACTTCTCGTAGTGCAGCTCGTTTTTCCAGATGTAGTCGACAAGGTCATGTTTTGCCCATCTAGTTCCTGTATTGTGAATACGGGTATGTCTACCAGGTACTAGCAGAGATGTGGCGAGCTTGTGCCAACCAATTGCTTTGTTGATGTCATCTTGGTTAGGCTGAAGCTCCTGTCCGTTAAAATCGTCTTTGCTTGCATAGATTAAGTCATCCTCGATTATCAAGTCATAGTGACGAGAGGTTGAAGCACCTCCAATACCAGCAGCTTCATACGTACTCTCAGTGAAATTGCCAAGTCGTTGTATACATGCAGATGAATTACTCCAACGCACCTTGTTAAAGTTAACAGGGATAACGTCAGGAAATAATATCTGCATAGTTGAGTTACTTTGGTACGTCTGTCGGATGAGGGATATCATCTTCTCTGCATTGCTGATAACATACGAAGCTATCAGGATACGCAGATCAGGACCTAGTTGATAGAACTTATCATCCCAGGCACCGTAGTAAGGGAATTCATCTTCTTCCTCCCTGTTCAATGTTATCCAGATAGGATATGCAATACTACTAATCCAGGTCTTTACGAAAGAACGAGGCATGGTAACCTGCTTACGTTTCTGAGGACCTTCTAAGAAGCTGCAGAAGTCCCCATGGATACCATCACTTATATCATCATATGCCATAACACCTACACAGAAAGCGTATAAACTACGCAGGCATTTTTTGCGTAACTTTGACCTTTGTCTTTGAGACATTTGTATCAGACTCATAGCCTAATGCCCTTTCAAATCTAGATGCCATTTTCTCCGTTACCTCAATGGACGTTACAACCTGCTCAGTGTGAGCTTTGAAACCCCCACGGTCTAGTATATCTTTACTTGCAGATATAACATCACCATCTCGCTGAGCTGTATCCCTAACCTGAACTATAGCTTGTACGGAGGCAAGACATTCATCTTTAATTAACTTCTCTACAGGGTCGCCCTCTGCAAGAAGAGTAGCTTTCTTTTCCAGAAACCTGTCCATCATATCCTTACTCATCATATCCCGCATCTCAATATACATTGGCGAGTTCCTTATCATAGAAATTCGCACAGGAGTAAGATTAACCTGCTTTGCTATGTCAACATTCTTTTCCCCAGCAATATCCAACATTGCAATAACTTTATAGCTCTCTTTAATCTGCTTAGGTTGCATATAAATAGTTGACTCTGCTTTAAGAGCCTGCGGTAATTTTCTTTTATCAACAATCGTTTCCATAACAGCCTTTCTCGCGGGGGTTGGGGGAATATACTCCCTTTTGTTACTACCAGCAGATATTAAAAAAAGCAGAGCACCCCAGTACCTCTCTGTCACGGTAAGAGGCATTCGAGTACTCTGCTAGCTAGTAGGTATTCATCAAGGTGATCAGCCTCGACGTAGTTTTAGTGGGCGGGTTTTGCGTATTTTCAACATTTTCAAAACCGTAAAAAGTGCAAAATTCAACAAGTTAGCCTAAAAATTGCATTTTTTCCACTATTTATATCATACCATATATAAAGTAAAAAGTCAAGTCTTTTTTTAAAATATTTTTTCATTCATTGAATAAGCGTTATCCTGTGGAAAAGAGGCAGGGGAAAACAAGGCTAGTTTGATGTTAGGCTAGGAAAGTGAAAAAATATATCGCATATTAAAAAGGGGTATCACTATATTCTGCGAATCCCATGGGGGGGTAGGGTAGCCTGTATATACCCATGTTTTCAATGTTGGCATAGTTTGTGTCAATGCTAAGTTGGCACACTACTTGTCAATGCTAACATGGCATAGTCTTTGCGCTACTGCATAGGTTATGCCAACCTGTACCCATTTTCAATTAAAACTATTTTCACTTAATGCTAAATAAACCTTGACATTGTGCCGATAGTATAATACAATGCAGTTGTTGAAATTGCTCTTTGAATATACTTTGAAATACTTTGAAATAAACCTTGACAAAGGTATACAAGTATGATATAGTATAATCATAAGACAATTGCTCTTTGAAAACTAGGCTAGGCAAGAACGAAAGGTTTTACTACTATGAATACATTACAAGGAAGCGGCAATTACAAGGTAAAAGAAACAGGGGAAACAGTAGCGTATGATTTTGCATATCATGTGTTTGACAGTGTAGCAGATGCAGTCGAGGTACTAGGCGAAGGCAAGGCACTTGCTACTATTCAGCGCATGGTCAAGGTTGACAGTAATAACACCGCTAGGGAAAAGGCTAAGACGGCAAACGGTCATAGCACAAGAGCAGTACTGTCTGAGGAAGATAAAGCAGACCGCAAGGCAAGCCGACAAGCTGATAAGGGATTGCTCGCAATCTTGAAGGCAAAAGGCTTGACTCTTGAAGACCTTGAAAATCTTTAGTATCAAGGCTTTACAAAAATAATAGTTGCAACTGATAAATAATCGCCTAGTCTAGTTTTCAATAAAACAGGCAGGTTGAGGATTAAAACCCCTTAGCCTGTCTTTTTTTGTGCCTTTCCTCATATAACGAGACTAGTACGAAACAAGGGTATACGCATATTGCTAGAAAACCACAGATTACACAAAGCATTTATGTGTCATTGACGTAAGTTGTTACTATCATTATATAAAAAAAAAATAAAAAAAGATAAAAAGAGTATATTACCAACGAATTACACATTTTTTACCCATGAATTACACGCATTATGTGTAACCCATGTTTTAAGCATACACGAGTGTAAATGTGAGACGTGTAACTTTACCCCTAACTCTTGTATTTTCAATACTTTAACGATTACACAAAACTTGTGTAAACGGTTGTAATTCATTGGTAATAAGTATAGCCTAAGCATGTATAGGTTGGAGTAAACTAGCCTTGATCGAAATTAGGTGTGTAATTCATGGGTAATAGAAAAGTCATAGTTTTTATGACGTTTGTGCATTGGCACACGTCTTGCCCTTGTGCAGAAAAAAAGACAATAAATTGGTAAAGAATACTTGACATTATGCCGTTACTATGGTATAATCAAATACGTCGAAAATACTTGTTATTTACCATGTTTACAAAATAGCTAGACAAGGTTATTCATTTATTGAGATAACGCAACCACGACCATATTTGACGGCATTACAAGCGATCTAATGGGATAACGTCAACGCTTTTTCAATCGGTTGAAAATAGTATTGAAGTTGGCACATTTGTTGCCATTGAAAATGACCGTCATTATTTTGACACTTAACAATGCTCAAAACGAAAGAGGAGGTATCAAATGTATTCTAACACGATTATGAATGAGGATAGAAAAATACTTAGCCCAAAGGTTGCGTTGAAAACAGCTTGGCATGATTATCAAGGTACAAGTGTGCATGACCCTGACTATATTGGGCTTAAGGACGATGAGATACAAATTCTCTTCCTTACGCACAAGTCTTATGTCTGTAGGTTTGTTGGTTTTAAAAAGAACAGTATTGCAATTGTAGATAAGCTTGCCTTGACAATGAGCATGGTTGAGGTAGCGTAACTAAGTTCAATAATTGAAAATGGAAGGGAGTCTGTTATGACTAAGGTATATGTGGATTTTAATGCACCTAAGAAAATACTTGATAAAGTGCTGGGTAAGTGTAGGATATGTTTATGCAAGGACGTGGAAAAGGTAGCAGTTGTTAAGTTTGAAAGGTGTAACGGTGTTGTTACTCGGGAATACTGTAAGAAGTGCATCACTGCAGAAATACAACACCCGACAATTCCTAAGAAGTTACTTTTAAGCATGACCCTGCATAAGATGGAGTTGATAGCTAAGTAGGTTATAACAATGTAAGGAGGTAGCACAATGTTAGAGGCACTGGAAAAGATATGCAAGGGGTGCAAGAAGAGCGGCAAGGAGTGCGCATTTGCTAAGTTACAAGGTATTTGCCCTGCTAAGATCATATTTGAGGGGATCAGGTAAATGAGTCGCTTCTGGATACCTAGCCAAAAGCATCAACTTATAGACTGGCTCCTAGGGAGGAAGGAAAGGAACTTCTCTAGGAGCAAGTTAACGAGAATGAAAAAGAAACAACTTTATGCTATATATTTCAGCACAAGAGCAAAGATAGAAAGAGAGTATGACAATGCCAAAGCTTAATGATGAAAATATACCCTTCATAGCAAATATGAGAAGACTAGAGACCGAGAACGCTCGGATGAAGGAAGAGCTTGTGTCTTTGAAGCGTAGGCTGATGATGAAACATAATCAGGCAAGTATCGCTTGGAGAGACCAGTCATTTTATTATAAGAAAAAGGCTGTACGCCTCAATGAAACAGTTAAGAGGCTAAAGTGTGAAGTATTTGAGGCAGATGAGGTGATTATTAAACTAAAGGAGGAAGTAAATGCATCAAAACAAAGTTGATTATGAGACCTTCAAGGACGTGAAAAAAGGCGACGTGCTATCCTTTGAGAAGATTATTGCTCAGGGGGATATCCTCGCTCACAACTTTGACAGCCCTGAGCAAGCAAACGCTTATATTAAGGCTGAACGCTTGTCAATGGTACAACCAACCCCTGACCCCTTGAATGAAGGTATGTGGGCAGTCTGTGCAAAGAATACTAACTTTCAAGATGTACGAGTATACATCAACTGGCGTGTTATGGATGAGATAAGCTTCACCTATGAAGATGGGGGGAGTAAGATAATTGATTTGAAGGAAAGCATTGCAGAGGGAGCTGTATGGAAAATAATTAAAGTTGCTGCTCCTTCCTTCCAGTCCACAGTCGCTAAGTTAAGTGATGATGACCTTCGGGCTTCGATAGACGCTCTCCGTAATTCTCGTGCTACCCTACCAACTAAGTCCTCAAGGAAGAAAGGTGTACGTGCTAAGCAAGAGCCTATGTCCCCAATGGAAAAGGAGCTTGCGAAGATGACACCAGGTAGGAAGGCTGCGCTTATGGCTAAGTTGGGGATGGTGGATTGATATGCAAATACAATTAACAGAATATGAAATAAAACTTGCATGTGCAACCTTTGCTAAAGCAGTAGTTGATAACGTGGCTACAGAGATAGATATTATAGATTCTGATACTGGCTATGTCTGTGTTATAAACACTGCAAAGACTGAACTCAATTTCAAGAATTGAAAATGAATGAGAGGAGTAAGAATGAAAAACGATAAATGGAACTTTGATGGGAATAAACTGCTTTGGCATATGGATAAGGTGCATGAGCACTTCAGAGATGGTAAGAGAGTATACCCTCTGCACATAGATTGTGCTATCACTAAAGCATGTAATGCTAAGTGTTCTTACTGCTATGGGATATTTCAGAAGCCTGCACCAACTATGTGGTCATCTGATGCACTTCTTCAGTTCTGCTATGACGTAGTTAAATGTGGTATCAAGAGCGTCACGTTTACAGGGGATGGGGAGAATACGCTTCACCCTGACCTTCCTAAAGCACTTAATATGCTAGCTGTAGGTGGTGTAAACATAGGTATTGCAACGAATGGCATTGAGATGAGTGACGAGTTAATGAGTATTATGTTGTCCACTTGCACATGGGTACGCTTTAACCTTTCAGCAGTTGGGGAAGAGGGTTATAAGACCATACATGGCGTCCCGAAGTGGTACTCTGTGCAAGCCAATATTAAGAAGATGGTAGCTATGAAGAAAGACCTTCTCTCCAACACCACGCTGGGCTTGCAAATGGTACTTATTCCTGATGCCCTTCCCTACGTTATCCCCGAGGCACACTTCGCTATTGACAATAAGCTGGATTATATGGTCATCAAACAGTTTAGTGATCCAGGATGCGCAGAAATGAAACCTTTTAACCTTGAGTGGTACTCTAATCGGGATGTCTTAACACCACTTAATGATGCTGCGGATATGAGCAACGACGTTACGAAGATAATTCCTAAGTGGGAGAGGATTGATGCCAAAGGCGAGCGTAAGTATGACCATTGCGTTGACTGTCCTCTCCTCTTCCAAATCAGTGGGAATGGTAAGTGTTACCCATGTGGCTATCTATTCAATGACCCTAAGTATTGTTATGGAGACCTTGAACACATGGGCTTGAAGCAAATACTTGATAGTGGATGGTATTGGGAAGTTATTAAGTACATGCGTAGAGAGTTTGACGTTCACAAGGACTGTCAAGGGTGTTGGCGACATGACAGTACAAACGAGTTCATCTGGAATTACTTAAACATGCCTGACCATATTAACTTTATCTAAACGAGGAGGAGGGAGAATGAAATGTTACGTATGCAAAAAAGGAACTTTCTTTGGGGATTACTTATCCTATTCATTCTAATATTCACAACAGCTGTGTATATAATAAATGGAGGTTAACCTATGGAAGCACCACAAAGAAGAACAGTCTATGATAGAGTACTTACATGCAAAAAGTGCGGAAAAAAGTTCTCACGCTTCACAAGTATGAGTAAGAACAAAAACATTGTATGTGATAAGTGTAAGAAGGCTAGTCAGCATGATGCTAGAATGAAGTGGTATTATGCAAATAAGAAAAAGAAGGCTGAGGTGTGAACAATGGATAACTTAAAGCCTATAGCTGAGGTACTTGATTCACATATGGGGGACACAGACCCAGACCTGTGGAATGAGGAAGAAAACCGTGAAATGACCAGCGATGAGATAAAAGAAGAATATCCTATCTTTTGGTGTAGCCGTGAGCTTTCTCACATTGTGCACACACGCACAGAAAAGCAGAAAGAGACTGACGAAGCTATGGTGCTTCTGCAAAAGGCAAAGAAGGACTTGCAGAATATTGTAGAAAACTATGAAACACTTGATAAGGAGATTGCGGATGAGCAACATGATTGAGCTTATCGCTCAGTTATATTCTAACTGTCCAGACCTGGACTTCAGCAGCGTCAACTATACAGCTGAGGGTGTAGAAGCACATATCATTGATAAATATGATATGAAGGAGTATGACTTAACGGTAAAGCCTAGTAAGTAATTTCAACTTTTGAAAATGGGGAGAGCCATGGATACGTTTAAAGGAACAGACTTAACTGGTATGCCGAGAATGAGCTTAGGGGATGTACTTGACAGGATATCTATCCTTGCCCTCAAGATGTATCACGGAGCAGAAGATGCCATCCAAGAATTCACATACCTAACTGAGGCATTAACCGAAGCTGGTTATGACGGTGCCTTTATCTCAGCAATCATCAGGCTAGCTCAAACCAATCATATGGTATGGGTGCGGGAGAATGATTTCCGTAAGGCTGATCACCCTGAGTTGTTCCCAGCCGAGGACGTTCGTAATATGATGATTGAGGTACGGGATATAAATAAGAAGAGGATCAGCTATAAGAATGAAATCAATCGCCTCTCTGAGAAGGGCTTCAGGGAGTTTAAAACTAAGCATAGGAGTCAGTAATGGAGTATGAATTTGATGGAACATGGGGATGGATACAAAGCTGTGACTACCTACTGAGGGAGTTGCAAGCTCTTGAGAAACGAGTGAATGAAATAGAAAAGGAGAATGCTATGTTAAAGAGTGCACGTGTGTTGAAAGGGGAAAAAAGGGAACGTCGAGAAGAAGCTGGAAAGACGTTTGCTGAGAAGTCACTAGTCCAGCAAGCACCTAAGGAACTAACACCTTTCGAGAAGTTGCTGAATGATGAAGAAGCTATCATGAAAGAGTATGAGTTAATCCAGGAAAAGAAAAGTAACCTCTCATCCACGGAAAGAATGTTAATACTGCTTGCCGTTAAAAGGTACAGGGAGAATCAAGCTTGGGAAGAAGCGCAAAAGATTGAGCAGGAAACTATCCTTGAGGGCGGAAAGTAATGAAAAAGCAAGCACTGATTGAGTTTGAAGCTAATGTAGCTAAGCTCTTTAAGGAAGGTAAGATTAACTGTCCTGTACACCTAAGCGGTGGGAACGAAGATGAGCTAATTGCCCTCTTCGAGAGCGTGGATAGTAAGAAAGACTGGGTGCTAAGCACTCACCGTAATCATTATCATTACCTCCTCCATACAGGTGACACAGTTGGGCTGATGGACGAGATATTGGGAAAGGAGACAGGCGTATGTGGGGGTTTGGGAAGAAGCATGCACATTATGAACGTCCAGAAGAGATTCCTAACGAGTGCTATAATTGGGGGAACGGCAGGTATTGCAGTAGGTTTAGCACTTGCCTTGAAGAAAAAAAAGCAGGGGGGAATGGTGTGGTGTTTCGTTGGAGATGGGGGAGAAGATACTGGACACTTTTTAGAAGCTGTCCGCTTCTCAAACGGACGAAGATTGCCAGTAACTTGGGTGATAGAGGACAACGACCGAGCGGTGGAGACTTCGAAGAAGGAACGGTGGGTGGTTCATGCACCTGTCGTGGCAAGCAACATCCTCCGTTATAATTATAAAGCTACTTATCCTCACGTGGGGATAGGGGAACATGTGTCAATGTAACTAAACGAAAGGAAACGAGGAAGATGAACATGGAAACAGCAAACAACAATAATCAATTCACTGTAGTAACAAAACCCGAGGACTTAGAAGATAATGCTGGATTTTACACCGACCTTATTAAGGCTTTAAAGTCCATCCACGCAACACAAACAATATCCTTTCATAGGTCAGAGCTAAAAACACATCAAGTTAGTTATCTACGCAATAAAGCAAAGAAACATGGACTAAGAATACGTGCAGCATTTAAAAGTGACATGGTTTACCTATGGATAAATAAATGAAAGGAGTGAGACGATGGAACTGGATACAATCAAGGAAATAATCATGGAGAGAGATGGTATTACAGAAGCAGAAGCTGACGACAAGATTGAAGCAGCAAAGAAAGATTTGAATAACTTACTAGCAACTGGAAGGCTATCAGAAGCTGACGATATATGCGCTCAGCATTTTGGACTGGAGCCTGATTACTTAATGGAGCTACTATGAAATGGATAAAGGACGTACGAGTAACGCTGGATAATGGAGATGAGCTGGAGGTGAAGGTCACTATGGAAAATGACCCGAACTATGGTGCAGATGCAGATGGTAACAGAGGCATAAGTCTTGACTTGATAGATGGCATCGAGTACGACTATGAAGGGACGCAGGAGCAACTTGCCATCGACGCGCAGATTTATGAATACCTGGAAGATTGTGATTTAAGTAAACCTTTATAACAAAGGAGGTAGTATGCGACGAAGGACACATACGACACAGACAGAGAAACAAAAAGAAGCAAGTATGCATAACTACAACAAAGGACGCTTTAGTATGATTGAACATCACCTAAGGCAAGGCTTGGAAGACGTGCGACTTCAGCCTATAAATAAGATATACGCAATGGACGCAATACGTCTAATCAAGAAAATCAGAGCGAACTGGAGCAAAAAATGAACTACCAACAATCAATAACGGAGGAGATGTCATGGCTAGCGGAACAAGAAAAAGTAGTATTCCTGGGAGAAAACATAATCAATGCGGAACGAATCTACGGGACGTTGTCGAAAGTCTCCTTGAACATGTGTTTGGAGATGCCCATTGTGGAGAACCTGATAGCGAGCTCGGCTATAGGACTTGCATTGGAGGGGTTCCGTCCCGTGATCGTTTTTCAACGGATGGATTTCATGTTACTAGCGATGGATGCCATCGTAAACCACATGTGTCTTTTGCCAAAGATGAGCGGTCATCAATTCAACCTTCCCATTATCATCCGCTCCATTGTGGGGACGCAGGATAAAGAGTTCGACGTTGGTCTGCAACATAAACAGGACTACAGCTACCTATTCCATAAGTATATGGAGGTACTGGGGTACAACAAGGACAGTTATCGACTGGCATATGACCTAGAAGAGCCAGTTCTAGTTGTCGAGAGAAAGGACGATTACCTAAATGAAATCGATTAAGTTACCTAAGCGAATAAACTATATAGGAGTGTTCTTGACTTTCGACTGCAGTATGGGGTGTTCCTACTGCCTTAACACAATGGGGAAGCTCAAGAGGGTTACTCCCATGCCTTACAGGTCTATGGAAAAGGCACTGCAAAGGATACCTACACGGTTTGACCTCCCTATCACGTTACAAGGGGGTGAACCTACTAGTCTCAAAGGCTTCTATCACATAGCTGAGGAGTTAGCGATGACTAACCAAAGCATAGACATCCTAACCAATGGTATGTTTGATGTTGATAAGTTTGTCAAGTACCTAGACCCCCTTTACTTTGAGAGGGGTGCTCCCTACGCTTCTATCCGTTTCAGCCTACACAGCAACACTAATCCTAAAGACTTATTTGAAACAGTCAAGACACTAAAGCGCCTAGGATATAGTATAGGTGTATGGGGATTAGCAAAGGCAGATAACAGGGGTAGGAATCTATTCTTTAAAGAAGCGTGTGAGCTAGAAGGCATTGACTACAGGGAAAAAGAGTTCCTAGATAAAGACCACGGGACATTCAAATACCCTGCTGCCACCTTTGGGAGGAAACACGAGGTACTTTGTCAGGGAAACGAATTGTTAATTGCACCCGATGGGTACTTGTACAGGTGTCACCGTGACCTCTATGCAGGGGAACACGCCTACGGGAATATATTGGATGAGGAGGTGAAGATACCAAAGTTTACAAGCTGTAAGAACTGTGGAACGTGTAACCCATGCGACATTAAGCTCAAGACGAATAGGTTACAGGAAGAAGGATATTGCTCAGTAACTATTAAAAAGAAAGGGAAAACAAATGACAGAAAAAAAATCAATGTTGAGTAAAGCTATTGAATACTACCTTACGCTAAGGCGTTTGGACATCCACGATTTTGCTAAGATGCATGACCTGGAGATTAACAACTTGATTAGGTGGAGTAAAGGGGAGCGAGCTAATAGTGTTAATGAGAGGCTTGTTATGCTAGCTTTCGGCTTCCAGTCCTTCGTAGACTTCTACGCTCCCCTTTACAGGGCGTACTCGGGTGGGCGGTTAGAACCTATTGCGAAAGCACCAGTGCTAGAGAAAAATAAGAAAGAAAAAACCAGACTACTGTTACATGAGTTTGTTACCCGTTTTATTGAAGTTCTTTACCAGGAGCAGCGATGAAGGACTGTGCATTAGCAGTATACTGTCATTGGATATGTAAAGAAGGGTGTAGTTTCTACATCCCTAAAGAAAAAGAAAAGGAGGAAACGAATGGGCGAAGGAAAATTCAATAACCCAGACTTTGTGTTTGATTTCACAGCCATGGATTGCTTCCAGACATGCAGGAAAAAGTTCTACTACTGGGGAGTACTCGGGCTGCAGACAAAGACGAAGTCGCCTGCCCTCTTATTCGGAGGTGCGATACACGATGCCCTAGACGAGTACTACATAACAGGGAACATGGAAGTGGGCATCAAGAAGTTCCAAGAAGTATTTGCAGGAGCGGAAAAAGAAGGGGATAACCTTCGAACAATGGCTAATGGCATCAAGTTACTGAAAAAGTATGCGGAGGTATATAAACATGAACCCTTCAAACTGCTTGGTAAACCTGAGCGAGGATTTGTATTCCCCCTCACTGATGGAATTCTTCTTGGGGGAAGAGTGGATTTGCCAGTACTTTGGGATGATGAGCTTTGGGTCGTTGAGCACAAAACAACTTCAGTCCTTAGGGGAAACTTCTTCAAACAGTTCGACCTTGATAAACAGACCACTCTCTATGCTGTCGCGGCTGAAGCAGTGTTTGGAAGACCGTGCAGAGGAGTAATGGTCAACGTACTTGAGCCATGGAAGGAGCTCATACGCCCAACCGCAAAAAGTAAGAAGCCAGAAGACCACTTCTGCCGAGCACCCATAAGCAAGAGTAAAGAACTAAAGGCTCGTTTTGCTCTAAATGTTCAGCGTATCATCCGTGACCTTCGGTGGTGTGAGACGAACGACGAGTGGATGGAGTCAGAGAAGAAGGAGGCATGCTTCTACTACAACTACGACTGCCCATACAAAGACCTTTGCCTCTATGGTGAGCAACAAAGGATAATAGAAAGGGACTACATCGTTGAGTTCTGGGAACCTTACAAGATTACGGGGGAGGAAAATGAGCAAAGACCAGAGAATATTACTACCTAGGGATTCCGTACTTGCTGAACCTACAGTACAGAAAGCCTTTGAAGAGGCAAGGACTGCCCTAGAAAAATGCGATGACTTTATCCTCGTTCACTGGGGTAAAACTGACCATGGTATGGTATCACTTGCTAATAATCCTATCGTACAAATTCTTGCACAGATGAACAAGGGCTTTCTTGCAGAATTAGGCGAACGAGTAGAAAGGGGAGAAGAAGATGCATAGTACATTATTAGTCGGACCTCCAGGAGTGGGGAAAACAACGTGCGCTTGCACAGCAGCAGGTAAAAAGTTAATCCTTGACATGGATAACAAGGTGCATAAGATGCAGAACATCAAGGACAAGGTAGCCAGCGGAGAAGTTAAACAGTGGGCACCCTCCTCCAAGTTATTCGAAGGGAAGCTTGGTACCTTTGTTAAGGGAGCAACTAGTCCAATGGCTAAGTTGACGCAGGAACGCGCGAAAGGGTATCAAGAACTAGCCGATATGATTGATACACTGAATGCTAAAGACTGTACCTACGAAGGCGTTCACTATGATAACATTATCCTTGATAGTTACACAACTATGGAGGAGCACCTTAAACGATTGTTGATGACAGCCAATGGCGTGGTGACGATTAGTCAGCCACTCTGGGGAACTGTCCTCACTAACTACGAGAACTTGAACAACGCTCTCCTTAACCTCAACGCTAATCTTATTATAATCTGCCACGAGAATCCCGTGAAGGATGACCTTACTGGTAAGATTACATGTGTCCCTTTAATCAGTGGGCAGATGAAGAACAAGATAGGCAAGGAGTTTGAGGAAGTGTACTACCTTCAGAAAAAAATTTCTAGCGGTACAGCTAAGTATGAAATGCTGACCGTTGGGGATAGTATGCGGGCATGTCGTACTTCATTAGACCTAGAAGCCGTTATTGAACCGAACCTCGCAAAGATACGTAGAGGGTAAACGAAGGAGGAAAAAATGTTCAAGAAGAACAGTAATAGCAACGCTAATCACGGTAGAGACCCATGGTACGTGGGAACGATTGAGAAGAGGATACATGAAATCAAAGACGTGGCTAAGAGATTTGAAGTACCTGAAGAGGCAGCTTGTATGTTACTTATACTCGCACAGGTTAACGCCATTAGCTTTTGCACACGTCAGATGAGCGACCTTCTAGTAGAATGGAAAGAGACACAAGATGGGTAAAGGAAAAAAATATACTAGGGGATTAGAAGATTTGGAGAGGGTGTTAGACCTGTTCAAACAAAGAGAAGGCAAGGAAAGGAGGCACGCCTTTATTAAAAAACAAAGCAATAAACGAAAGCAACATAACAAACTAAATGAGGAGAATAAAGATGAAAATTAATGTAGATCCTAATACCGAAGCAACCAGTTTTGGCTATGTAGAAGCAGGAATTTATGCACTTCGTGTTGAAGCATGTGAACAAAGAGAAGGTGCTAACTTCCCTTACATTGCATGGCGTTTTTCTTTCGTAGACCCTAACGTCCAGTGTGTTAAGGAAGGCGAAAAACCAGGTAACATCTTTGAGAATACAACTCTCAAGGAAGGTAACAACTCTCAGTTCGCATTGAAGGGTGTCCTTGACGCACTTGGTGTTGCTTGGGGTGAGTTTGATACCGAGGATATGACGGGTATGGAGTTTGAAGCTCAGGTCAAGATTGGTAAAGACCAGAACAACCTACCAAGAAACGAAGTTGCTAAGTACATGGCAACAGCAAGCTAAACGAGAACGAGTGGGTGGGGGGTGTATGAGCATCCCTCACTCGCTTTCGTATTTTCAATAATTGAAATTGGAGAGAGGCTATGATTAAGAATATGTTAGAAGCTGTGAGTAAGATGCTCACAATACAGGATAAAGAAGTACCCTCTGTTATGGAAGAGCGTGTAAAGTGTGCTAAGATCATCATTGACGAGATTATAAAAAACCTCTCAACTGATATCTTCCACGCCCAACCCCTCCCAGCAGGTGAGAACACTCGGCTAGAGAAAGCTATCGTGACTGAGGAAGTTGAAAGGGAGTGGGGGTTTGACATCGTAGAGGGTGTCATCAAGGGTGTTGAAGGTGACCCACCTGAGCACGTTTACTTTAACGGGAATGAGTATGAACCTAATGACTGCATGGGCTTCACGCTCAAGCAACTCGCTAATGGGAAACAGGGGGAAGTATGAACGTAGTATTCGACCTAGACGGAGTAGCACGAGATTTGAATAGATACTTCCTTGATAAGTTCGGAGGGGAATACCCTGTAGTTTGGAATCATAAGTATGATGGTAAGTCCATAGCTAACTGTATGGATGCAGATTCAAAGTCAATGACGGATGCTCCCGCAACGGAGTACCTCCCTGAGATAGTACGAGGAAGAAGGGACACCATATTCTGGACAGCACAACCACCTAAGTGGAGATACTTTTGTCTCCTCTGGGTAGTAGAACGTGTGAATAGCTTTGACATTATATTTAAGAAGCCTGAAGAAAAGATACTCGCCCTTGATAGAGGGGAAGCAGACTTCATAGTGGAAGACTACCCTAAGTTCACGGACTACAGCAGAGTGATATTGATTGACCGTCCTTACAACCAAGGCATTGAATGCTTTGAGAGAGTAAAGACCCCACAACAGTTGAGGGAACTCCTTGACATACTAGAAAGGTAGAGATATGCCTAAGATTAAACTAAAAGATGTTATTGTAGGGGACAGGATACGTACCAAGTTCGAGGGGATAGAGGAAATGCAAGCCTCCATTGCTCGCTATGGGTTGATTGAACCAATCGTCCTCGACGAGAACAATGAATTGATTGCAGGTGAGCGTAGACTCCGAGCTTGCACCGCCCTTGGGTTGAAGGACGTAGAGGTTAAGTACATGAAAGACCTCAGCCCTATGGAGAAGAAAGAGATTGAGCTGGAAGAGAACATCCAAAGGAAGCAATTCACCTGGCAGGAGGAAGTAAGTGCCAAGCACCAACTCCATAAGTTGAAGCAGGATTTGCACGGTACAGCCGTTAAGGGAAAAGAAACAAGCGGTTGGGGTATGAAGCAGACTGCAGAGGCATTGTCCGAGAGTGTGGGTACAGTTAGCATGGACATAGCACTTGCAAGGGGGATGAAAGCTTTCCCCGAGCTGATGAAAGAGAAGAGCAAGAGTACTGCCTTCAAGAAGCTTAAGAAGAAACAGCAGAACTTACTTGAAAGGGAGCTGGCTAAGAGGTTAAAGCAACATGGTATTGTTAACCACCCTTCCGTTACCCACGGAAACTGCCTTGACGTCATGGCTAAGATGGACAGTGAGAGCGTGGACTTGATATTAACCGACCCTCCATACGGAATAGACATTGGAGACTCACATATATTTGGGAGGATGCATGAACAAACAACCTACACCGACTCAGAGTTTGAGACGTTTGATATGCTTGATAAAGCATTTGAACAGTTCTACCGTATCCTCAAAAATGACCGACACTTGTTTATCTTCTGTGGCATTGATAAGGTCCCGCATCTGCAAAGCATACTTAGCAAACATGGATTCGATTGTTGGAAGCTCCCAATTATCTGGGACAAAGGATCTGGCAGCTACCCTTCTCAGTCCACCAGCTTCGTCCACAGTTACGAAGTTGCCATCCACGCCATCAAAGGAAAGCGTAAGCTTGAAGGTACTCCCAGAGATATATTTACAATCAAGCGTGTCCCAGGCGGTGCTAAAATCCATCCAAGCGAGAAGCCAGCAGAGCTCATGCGCGAGCTTATTAAACTGCTTAGCCTACCAGGTGAAACAGTGTTCGATCCTTTTGCAGGAAGTGGGGTTACGTTACAGGCAGCAAAAGAAACAAGTAGACAGGCACAAGGAGTAGAGCTTGATGAGAAGTACTACGTAAACATATGCAATCGACTAAGCGTGGAAGAAGGTGATGTTGATGGGGGTACCGAGTGAAGGAAAACCAAGCAGTAAAATCTGGATTATTGGAGAGGCTCCTGGAGCTAATGAGGTTAGACAACAGTCTCCTTTTGTTGGAGGAGCTGGACAAGTACTTAATGGAATACTCATCCAAGCGGGAATACATAGAGACCAGTGCTATCTTGACAACATTGTACCAGTATGTCCTCAAGGGAAGACCTTTGCATGTCTCTATAACGACAAGCAAAAACGGGTGCCAGGCGCGTATCTCGCTAACCAACAGAAAAGCATGCGTGATAGAATTGCAGAGCATAAACCTAATATTGTAATTGCCTGCGGTCAGGAAGCCCTTGTCGCCTTAACAGGTGAGACTGGTATCCTTAACTGGAGGGGTTCGATACTAGGTTGCCGAGGGGTTAAGGTCATGCCTCTCGTACACCCTGGCACTATCATGCGACAGTACACGTTGAGACCTACTGCCGTCATGGACTTAACTAGGGCGAAGAAAGAGAGTGAGTTTCCTGAGATGAAGCGGTACTACAAGGATAACTTCATAATCAATCCGTCCTTTGAGGAAGCAATGAGGACTATCTTACACTTGCACAAGCAACCTAAGATAGCATTCGACATTGAAACAACAGTGCCTGCTAAGCATATACTTTGCATGGGCTTCGCTTGGAGTAAACAAGATGCCATTTGCATCCCCATCATGTTTGGTACGAACAGCTGGTATACGGCACAGGAAGAGCACGCACTTATCCTTAACATGCGTAAACTCTTTGCTAACAAGAACATAAGCTTCATAGCACAGAACGCACAGTTTGATATGACAGTCATCATGGACTTGTGGAATTGCTATGTAGAGAACCTAGGCATGGACACAATGATTGCCTTCCACTCCGTCTACCCTGAGCTGAAGAAGAGCTTAGGCTTTCTCTCGTCCATCTTCACCAATCGCCCTTACCACAAGGGTGTGATAGGTGCTAACGGGGTTTCAAAAGGTGCAACGCCTGACGACCTGTGGACGTACAACTGCTTAGACTGTGTAACCACGTTCGAGTGTGCTGAGGAAATTGAGAAAGAGATGACTGAGTTTAACGTCAAGGACTTCTACTACGAACACAGTCATAAGTTAATTAAGCCCTTGCTGGAAATGCAGAGAAGGGGTATACTGATTGACATGAAGCAGAGGGCAGAGATAGACGCTAACCTAGACAAGGACATTGAGGACTTGCAGATGCGGTTAGAGAAAGCAGTTGGTCACCCTCTAAACGTAGCTAGCCCTAAGCAGATGTGTGAGTTCCTCTACAAAGAAATGAAGTACCCACCTAAGTACAAACCTAGAACGAGGTCGTTAACTGCTGACGCTAAAGCTATAGATGAAATCGCTGCTAGCTTCCCCAGTCCTCTGTTCAGTTTAATACTTGACATCCGTAAAGCTAGGAAGCTGTTGAGCACGTATATACGAGCTGAGGTACACCCTGACGAACGCATGCGCTGTACATACAAGATAACTGGTACAGTCACTGGTCGTCTAAGTAGTACGGCTTACAGCAGTGGGGGTGGTACTAACCTACAGAACCTACCACGAGGACCTTTAGTCAGGGGTATCTTTATTGCTGACCCAGGTATGGTACTAGTCAACGCTGACCTTAGTCAGTCGGACGCTCGGTTCGTTGCTTGGATATCAGGAGACCGTACACTCAAGAAGCTCTTCAACTCTGGGCAGGACATCCACAAGTACTTTGCGTCTATGCTGTACGGTTGCCACGTGAGCGAGGTTAAGAAGGAACAAAGGCAAGTAGCTAAAGCTGGAGGTCACGCTGCCAACTACATGATTAAAGAAAAGACGTTGGCTGCTAACACAGGCATTACTATCCAGGAAGCACGGAACGTACTGAACAGGTACTACTCTACCTTTATAAGCATAAGGGTTTGGCACAAGGAAGTAGAGAGCCAGCTAGGACGTATGAGAATACTGACCTCTCCTTTCGGTAGGAAGAGGTTGTTCATGGGTAGATGGGGACAAGACTTGATAAGGGAAGGCGTGGCTCACGTACCTCAGTCCTGTACAAATGATTTGATTAACCTGGGTATAGTCCGAGCGTATGGTAATTACCCAGTAGGGTGGGAACCACTCATGCAATGTCATGACTCTATACTTTTGCAAGTACCCGAGGAGACGGACGTTGTACACTTGTGGAAGTTCATGAAGCATTACTTTGAGTTCCCCGTTGAGGTTAGCAGGGAGCAGTTAACAGTACCTATAGACATACAACTTGGACGCAACTACGGCACGATGAAAGAGATAACGGAGGACGACTTATGCGGAAGTGTAAGGGAAGTTGGCTTGATGCTTACTTAGAATATACATACAACCAGGAAAGCCCTACAGCATTTCACGAATGGGTAGGCGTCTCAGTGCTGAGTGCGGTATTAGGCAGGAGGGTACATATCCCTCGTATCAAGTACACCCTTTATCCTAACATGTACGTCATCTTGGTAGCAGCTAGTGCTAAGTGTAGGAAGTCATCCGCACTTGCCATGGGCAGGAAGTTACTTGAAAGTATTGATGAGCCACCAGTGCTTATTGCACAGAAGCTGACAACTGAAGCTATGATTCAAGCTCTCGAGCAGAGCACGAAGAACGACTGTTCAAGCGCCATGGTCTGGTCAAGTGAGCTCTCTGTTTTCATAGGACAGGACGGTGTGAAGTCGGGGGTTATCCCAGCACTTACTGACCTTTACGATAGTCCTAGCAAGTGGGTATACCATACGCGAGGTAGGGGGGAAGAAAAGCTCACCAACGTTACGTTAAGTATGCTCGCTGCTACGACAAGTGATTCCATCCAACAGTGTCTACCGAAAGGTAGCATTGGGGGTGGATTTACAAGTAGGATAGTTTTCGTCTACCAGAAGAAACCTTCCAAAGCCCTGCTCTTCAACCAAAAGGGGGAGGATGGAAAAGAAATAATGGAGACACAGAGGGAGGTTGAGCTTAAGATGCAGCTCCAACAAGACCTTCAATGGATAAGGCAGAGGGTATTTGGAGAGGTTACCCTCACGAAACGAGCTCGGTCGTTAGCACAGGACTGGTACTTAGATGAACAGGACATGATAAGAGATAGTAGATTGGATGGTTATTACGGCAGGAAGCACGACACGATGTTCAAGTTAGCAACTATCCTTAGCGTAGCTGAGAAGGACAGCCTGGTAGTTGACCACACACACATTAAAAAAGCTCTTGACCTTCTTGCCTCTATGGAGTTAAACCTCTACGAAGTAATAGAGGGCATCACACAGAGTGAAGAAGGAGAAGGACTTAATAAGATACTGCAGATGATTAAGAAGTATAAACGTATCAAACACAGCACGCTCCTTAGCAAGTGTTGGCGGTTTGCTAAGAGCTATGAGTTCTCTAAGATGATACGCATACTAATAGAGAGTACAGAAGTACTTGAAGAACTTGATGGTAACCAACGATGGTACAGTATGAACCCTAAAATGTTAAGCAGGCTGAAATGAATACGGGACTAAATCCATCCCCATTCTTTCAGTTTCCCGCTGTCCTTAAAGAATCTATCCCCGATATCTCTCCTGTAGATTATATCAGGAATTATGAGGTTGGATATTGTGCGGAGTACTCGCCTCTTAGCATCTCTGACAGGTGCGAAGCCTTTAAAACTGTCCCCCCTTGCAGTGATTGTTCCTATGTCTCCTCCACACCCAGCGACCTTGTAAGCTCCACTGGAATAGCAGACATCATATAGCCACAGATGTTTAAGGTTCTTCTTGTTAAGACCTTGGATTAACACTCCCTTGTACAGGTCTGGTTCTACATCAAGTGGGTATGGAGGAACTGCTATATCAATGCCAACCCCCAGCTCAGAACGAAACTTCATCTCTTTCAAGGAACCATTAGCTAGACCATAAAAGAGGTCGCACACCCTATCTTTATACATCTCAAGCAACACAAAGAGTGCATCAGAGCCAAGCCTAGCGGTGAACTCCAGTCCATACAGCTTATCTTTCGTGACGATAGCGTTCAAGTCTATCGGTCCTTTGTAAGAAAGTTTGCGGAGGGCAGGTACCAAGCGACCTACTCCTTCTTTGTAGAGACGAGAGGCGGTTGAACCAATCCATACGACAGAGCCCATACAGCCAGCCTTAGGACCGTGCCCACCCTCACACAAACTCTTTTCCTCCATGGTATGATTAACACTAACGACATCCGTTCCGTTAAACCATAGCTCAGAGGAAACTAGTACTCCCTCAACTTTCTCTTGCAGGAGAAACTCTTCCTTGATACCTGAGTAGTAGTTGAGCATCCCAATCATATCACCAGGACCTTGGGAAACGTAGGTCGTTGAGGTACTTTGATTCCCATTCGGCTTATAGACATAGGCTTTTCGAGTATCCCGAACATACTGGATAGCGTCCTCGTACGAGGTGAACTTCTTTTCTTTAGGCGTGTTGACACCATACAGCTTCATAATCTTTGTCCCGTAAGGACGGTCAAGTTCTATCTGGTCAGCCCAGGCAGATGCACCCACTACATTGTAACCCTTATCGCCAAGCTTATCTGCAAGAGTACCAAACCCTTCCCCAACCATGTCGAAGATAATACAGTCTGGTTTACACGCAAGCACTCTCTCAAGTGCTTCCTTATCCGTTACGCCTTGCTCATCAACAAGTATAGATTGCTCAGGATGTTTCTCTACCAAACCATTACCTACTTCCCTGCAGTCTGGTCTGTTAATATAAACAAGTGCTCTGTTACCCTCTTCCTTAATCCTCTTTGCAATGCTCCATGTATCCCCAGTCTTACTGATAAACAAAAATACCTTCATGTTACTCTCCTCGCCTTTGTTAATCTGCTAATGAATTAAAGCCCGCATATTTAACTGCTACATTGTCCAACTCCCTAGGTGTTTCAGTTGCATAGAATGCATGATATACCTTTGCTACCCAGTCCCTCTCAATCTTATTAAAATTCTTTGTTGAAGTCTTCCCGTTATATTTATCCACCATCGCAGTCCAAGGTCTAGTATACTTTGTACCTGTATAAGACTCAACTGCGTTCAAGAAGTTCCCAAGAAAGGGAACGTAGCTTTCCTGTAGCTTATCTGTTCCCCTAGCAACCAGTCTCAGTGCAGCTAACTTTTCCTTATCCGAAGCGCCATTAGCAACACCCCAAGCAAGCTCAGCTGAACCCTTAAGAACAAGCCCTACGTTTTTCATGTGCGCTAGCTGTGCACCGCCAGGTTTAATCCCAGTTATCGTTGCGTACAAATCATAAGGAGATGACTCTTTTTCTTTCCGTAAGTCTGTGTCATAATACACCTTCTGTCCTGTTACTTTTTGTAGAAGATAGTTGGCGAACTTCCCCATGTAATACATCCCTATAACTGTACGAGCTCCCCCCACTCTTTCGGAGAAGGTTCTCCCCTGTACTACCTGCCTTACCCCATTGCCGAACTCCATCATCAACCCCTTAGGATAGGTAACAAGGGACATCATAAACTCCCCCGTAGGTGTAGAAGCAGCAAAGCCTCTCTCAGTTCTCTTATACCTCCAGAAGGACTTCTCAGCAAAGAGGCGAGCTATGTTTAACCGAGCGTCCTCAAGGGGAAGGGATAGTATTTTCTTTAGCTCCAAGTCGGTCATAACGTGCAGAGCTTCCTTCCTAATTAAATCCGCAAGGTTTATCTTTCCGCCTTTATAGTCCTGCAGAGATTCTCGCAAGCCTCCTAGCGTATGTTTAAATACAGCCCATCTATCAATAGTATCCGTAACAGTATACAATTTAGCTATCTCAGTTGCAGCTTTATCTACAGCAGCAAGAGGTCCTCTATTAATAGAAGCTTCATCAAGAAACATATGCTCCTGTCTAATCTCCCCCATTTGAGATACATCACTTTGAAAGTAGGCTTTCTCCTGAGCTGTTGCTGGTTTTATCTTAAGAGCTTTTTTAACGTGAGCAATCGTTGACCTCTTATGTACATAGGTTGCTACCCCCTGCATTAAATTCCTCACATTCTTATAAGGATCAATAAACACTGTCTTAAAGAATTGCCCACGTGCTATACGCATACCTTTACCAAGGATACCTATTTCAGAAGGTACACCTTTAATACTCTTCAACCAACTCATCAAGGCTCGATACGTATCTGGAGCGAACTGTATATCTTTTGTAGCACCCTTTAAGTCCTTCAACGCATCATACATTTCATAATCAGAATGCACTCTATTAAAATAAGCACGGAGTTTAAGTAACAAAGGCTTCTCTGTAAACTGGGCTATCTTCATAGGACCCTTCCTTGCCATTACGTGAGGATCAAACAAGGACATGGGATTACTAGTTTGTACTTCTAGTCCTGCAGAGTGTAACATAGAAGCAGGGAGATAACTATTATCTTTGATGACACCAAAGTCTTTATCCACTACCCAAGCTTCAAGAGCCTTAGGACCCTTGCTTTTCAAAACTGTCTTGCCCTCAGCCACTAACCTACGTAGCCCCTTAGGCACCTCCAAGATACCATCAACCATCTTTCTCATCTTAAGATACTTAATCTTAGGTTCTTCCAAGGCAAGAGCGTGGACAATAGCATCAGCAAAGGACTGCTCCTTAGGAGTCAACTTACCCTTCTTAAAAGCTATCTTCTCCGCAATCCTCTTATCAAAATTAGTAAGTTCCTGCTTACTCATCTTATTAAGGTCCAAGGAGTTTACTATCTTATTCATAATAGCATTTGTTCCCTGCTTAACTGTATTGCCTGCAACCCTAAACCGATCATAGAAGTGAGTGTAGAAGGGCACACCTGTCTTTGCTTCAAGCTCTTGCATAGCGTTGGTGACGTCTGTAAAGAAGTTCTTTATACTAACGTTAACTTCTTTCCCAGCATGCTTAACACGTGTTCCCTCTTGCCTAAGGTCAATCCCATTCATAATCTTCTTGGTAGCAAAGTCTTTATCGTTCCACACGGGACCCACAACCTTGTTCGTATTTTCAATATTTGAAATTACGGACTTACTCCCTACCCCAGTATTAGCACTTAGTACTGTAACATTCTCCCGACCATATACATTCTGTACCTTCTCAAATTGTGCAGGACTAACCTTCCCCTTCTTCATCCCAGCACTTGTTTTAATCTCAACTTCATAGAGGCGTCCAGAGTAGTCTGGTTGAAAGACTTCCCTCCCCCTCTCCGCCATAAGGGGTAAGGGCTCAGCTGGGTTAGGAGCAGGTTTAATAAACTGAGACTTCAGCTTAGCAAAGAAACCTCTGTAAGCTTTATCAGCTGACATAGTCTTTTTATGCACCCCTGTTTTCTTAGCAAACGCACCAAGTGCAGCACCCTTCATAATAAAATCAGCTAAGTCTACACTGTCTTTAAACCAGTCTGCCTTATCCGCAGGGACAAAATCTTTCAAGCCTAAGCCTTCCCTGAACTTATAGTCTTGTCCTTTAGCAGAGGCAACAACAAAGTTCTCCAGTTCAGAAATTGCTTCGAAAGCAGTCAGCCCTATTGCTACAGAGACAGGAGCTGTTGCTATACCTACAATGAGGGGTCCAAGGAGTAGTCCCCCTAAGTTCTCCATAGCAGTGTCATGCCCAGGGTGCCCTGCCTTTCTTATATAGGTATTAATATCCTTTTCAATTTCTGCTGCAGGTACGTCAAGCGTCTCTGAAAGAGTATAAGCAATAGATGCCCTAGTCCTCCAGTCCTTCCACCCTGCATCACCAAATTTCTTTGGACCAACACCATTAGTATTCTCAATCGGAGCTGGTTTAAACTCAGGTTGTACTAACTTCTTCTTATCCTGAAGCTCCACAGTAGGGGTCTTGATATCTATACTAGAGGACTCCGCTAACTGCTCTCGATAGACTTGGTCTTGAGAAACATCATAGCGTGCATCCTTCTTAATATTATTCTCATACCAATGGTCAAAGAGAACCTTTTTCCCTTCAGCATTAGCACTTAAAAACCTTTCATCTTTAGCTACCTCAGTCCATTTCATTGGCTACTCCTTATCTTTTGTCATTAACCCAGTCAGCAGTTGATGCCAGAGCGTTTGAGTAAGCACTTCTTCCTCCACCCCCCATTGTCTTTAACTGAGGACGATCTTCCTGCTTCATCGTTCCTTGCCTATACTTAGCTTTAGCATTCTCCGCTAACAGCGTGCCTGTAATCTTAAAAAGATCTAGCATAGACGCTCCCTTGTTTTTAGGGTCATCTACAACTTTAGCTAAGATAGTACCAGTTTCCTCTGGGGTGTAGTTATTGTACATGGACATTTCCAGCGCATCTCGCTTGGTAAACTTATACCCAGGCTGTCTTACCCTTTGCATAAAATTTACTTCATTCTGTTTAAGCGCGCCTGTTAAAATATCTTTAGTAGCACCGTAAGCAACCTTACCATTAGGCAACATAGCATCTTTAAAGTTACTTTTAACTATGCTTGACATGTGTTTATACTCATCAGAAGATTCATAGACCTGTAACTCTTGAGGGGTCATGCCATTAGCTTTAATTGACATGGTTTCCCACATTGTCTTGCCCATCTTACCGTTCTCCGTAGTCTGTTTAAACTTTAGTTCTGCCTGCTGTGCTGTAAGCTTTTCAGATTGCATAGCTAAATTAGCTACGCTTGTAACTACTCCCATACCTTTAGAAAACGTGTTCATCGCACGTTCAGCAGGATCTGGTCCTCTATCTAATTGCCCTAAGTTTACTACTGCCATTATATTCTCCTTTCGTTAGTCATCAATAATTGAATCAACTGCTGCACCGCCCATACCTCCAAGTGCAGCACTAGTCGCCATTGAAGTTACAACTGCTGCTAAGGACATACCACCTGTAACTGGTGCAAGAAGAGCACCGATTGCCAGACCTGCCATCTTCCCTATCGAACCCCACCCTGATTTCTTACCTGGGTCTAAGAAAGTTATTAGGTTAAACCCTGTGTCTGCGTTAAGGAAATCAATAGCCTTCTCCAGTGCTGGGTTATTCTCAGGCAACGACTTTGCCCAATCCGCATACTCTGCTTGGTACTTAGATACTTCCTGCGTCCACTGGTTATTCCCTGCATCCAACTGTGCAGTAGTAGTATTTAAGTAATTACTGTACCGTTGCTCAGCTAAGTCACCATGAAACTCTGTCAACGCACCTTCCTCACTTTTAAAACGTCCACTATCTCGTAAGTTACCTGCATAGCTTTCCCGTATGATTGGAAGAGCATCTTCTTTGAAGTCACGAATAGCTGGTTCAGCTACGTTCTCATCAAAGAGTGCATTAGCATCCTGACGCATAAAGTCCGAGTAGATACTTTTTGTTTGCTTGTCTTGTCCTGGAAAATCCATCTCATCAAACCTAGGTAACCCCTTGCCCACCTGACCTTCAAACCACTTTCCCATAGGTTCACTAAGACCCTTCTTGATAGGGTCCCATACTACTTTTGTTTTAATCTCAGCTTTGCTTCCCATGTTTTCCCCCCTTATCCTTTAGGTCCATAAAAAATTACACCCTCAACTCCAGTTCCTACCAAGCTAACTGTTAACCCCTTTCTCGCCTGAACTGGAATATACTTATCAATCCAAGTGTTACCTCTTGCCTTTGTCTTAAACAGTTCTACCACGCTACCCAATGCAGTAGTTGCATTATCATAAATGGTAAGCGTAGAGGCTTCAGTTAAACCCGCTATAATAGATACCCCATGATAAGCAGCTTGCGTAGTGGATACAACGGTAACTCCTGTAGTAAGCTTAACAGTAGCTAGCCCATAGTTAACATCAAAAAATTCAATATTACTTCCCTGTCCTTGTGGCATCTTACCCTCCTTATAGAATTAAAGCATAACCACCAGGATATGCCCCCCAACCCTCAAAGCTTGCATAGTCTACAAAATCAGCACGTCCTTCTAGCTTAATACCCGTTACACCATTATGCGATATCTCCTCAAGGTTATACTCCTTCATCACCTCAGAGTCATCACAAACAACTGTTCCTACTTGAGTCCACCCTGCGTCATAATATGCGTACAGGGTGACAGTGTGTTGAGTGACCGCCCACATTTCAAAACGAATCCTTCTAAGGTTAGCCTCCTTAGTCCAAGTGGTAGTAATTGTATAGTCAAAGAACTCCAGAGGAATACGATAAGCATAAACCGCAGTGGATATAACTTCATCCACCATGTGGGTTCCTGTGCTATAAGAAGCATTACCTGGTAGGGCTTCTACATCCAAGCCTGTCCACGCATCAGCCCCCCCAAAGGCAACAGTAGAAATGTTTTTCATTACACAGTCTCCTGAATCTCTAGCCCAACAGTAACAAACTCGCCTGCATCCGTACTCCCAAATTGGTCAACGTAAATGGTGAGTACATTCCCACTAGCAACTGCAACAACCGCCATACCTGTAGAGGTTCCACTATTACCGCCGTCTGCAATCGTCAACCGATTACTCTGTACCGTAAAGATTGTAGTACCTCCCTTGTTAATATCCACCAGCATAGTAGTACCAGTGGGTGACTCCTTAGCATAAATATCAGCTCTAGTTATAGTACCGTCAAAGGGTACAATCAACCTAGCACTCATATTAGTACCAGTCTCAACAGAGGGTAAGTACCAAGTCAACTTCCTAGTTAGAATAGCGTCCGCATATTCATCTGTTCTAGCTGGCATTATTTCCTCCCGCTTCTGAGCATCCAGTAGAACCCATAATACCTTAGGTTAAAACCACTACTCAATGAGTTGTTGTAGAACTTAAACCTGATTCTTCGATTAACTGTATCGAAGTCTTGCTGATATATACGGTATATACTATCCAAGGAAACGGTATTACTACCTCCCCCTTGTGTGGGTAACCAGGTTACTCCCCCATCAACGGAGAAGAAGGTGGTTAGTGACTGACCGTTAGCTTCATACAGTAACTGAGAAACACGCATATCAGCATTCATATACTCCTTCGTATTAGGAAGGGAAAAGTCAGGCGTTTGAAATTCATTCTCAATCAATACACCGTCATCATTAAGCGTAAGTTTATCCAGCTTAAACACACAACCATCAACACAACCTGTTAACGTAATTGGGTAGTAGGCTTTAGTCAAGGCACTCCCGAACGTCCAGTTCTGCTCACCAATCGTACCCACCAAGTCCCCGATAGTAAAAGCAGACTGCTCCTGATAATAGCCATACCCAGTCATCTGCCGTGACTTCCTGAACCAAGCTTCAGTAACAACATCCATACACCATACTTCATCAGGATATTCTTCCTGAGTTGGTATCCATACCTGCATCTCGTCATCTTCTTCTACGTACAGGATAAAGGAACGACCTACAAACTCACCATTTAAATTCTTGTAGATTGTTTTCTTGATTGCGTCATCAATAACCGAAATCTCTTTACCACCTTTGTATTGAAAAAGAACATCAGGACCAAGGACTGCATGCCCTCCCCCTGTGTCAGTAATAGCTTCTTTACTTACCGCTCCAGTTCCTATAACCATAGTCTTGAAACGGAAAGGCGTCTGCCCACCTACCCATACCATCTGTACAATCGAACGTTCTTTGTAGATGACGTAGTTATTTTCACTTAACATCTCCGCGCCTATGTTCCAACTTTCATCATCCACCAAGTCTTGATATCCTGCAGTACCATTAGTCCAATCCTCCACGGAACCAATGTTAGTCCAACTCACACGTTGAGGCGCATCCGCAGCATTCTCCGTATTATTTATAGCTACTAAGTGGTCTTTGAATGCGAATACAACCTCAGCCGTTGTAAGTTCTCCAGTAGCTAAGCTAACGCCTAGGTCTGCAAGAGTTAACACCCCACCTGTAGCCGTAGCTTTCTGCAACCTGTTAACCCCATTGGTGATTACGAAAGTATCCAGCATAGTAGCTACACTAAACCTGTTGTCAATCGTACCAGTGAAGTTGTAGGTTGTACGTATATCATCCAAGTAGATAGTAACAGTACCTGGGTCACTAGCAGCTACCAATGCTACACTAGCAACTGCGTTGTAAGAAGCAGGGGAGAACGCAACAGTTACGTGCTGCCACTGTTCCGCAACAAGTGCTGGTATAGTCAAATCAACGTAGGTAGCCCCTGTTCCTCCAGCTGTCTGTTCACTAACCCTGAGCTTAAATACTCCACTAGCTACTGCTGCGCTAGCATACACCCAAAAGCTCACGTTAGTATTATGCGCGTTGCTTACGTCAGCAGTTACAATAGTATCACTGTAGGCTACAATCCCTGTTCCAAAACCACTGGCGATAACATGTTTCGCACTCTTACTCCCTCGCAACTTAACAGAGGTATCAGCTGTACTCGTTACATTAGCTGAGTCTGTCCAAGCAGCTTCACAAGTGTTAAGCAGGTTGCCCTGCGTTACACAGTCCCATGTCTCAGTACTTGTGTTGTACTCATACACACCAGTAGTAGTCATAGCTAGCATATACGACAGCCCACTCAGTTCATAGAACTGGTCAATTCTCATCACCGAACCATTCAACCTATTAGTCTTTAATGGTCCTGCTGTAGGAAACTTAGTATACCCAAAGTCACTGGATACCTCGCCATCCCTTAAGTACACCCCCTTAACGTATGGAGATGCTTCAGGTTTTAAAAGAGATGGGGGTACATTTGTAACCATACCCATGGTGGGAGCGTACACGTGCTTCCACTCAGCGGTCTTGAACTTCTTTAAATCCAAATGTTGTGGCATACAAGCCTCCCTCTATTTTCAATTTTTGAAATTACACAATCCCTACAAAGCTTCTGTTCGCATACTCCGCACTCATTTCATAAACATACTGGTAAGCGTTTAGTATAGGACTGTCCTCATAGCCATAATCAGAGGAGACCGCGGTTGCCCGAGCTCCTGTAACCTTATCCCAACCAATTTTAAAAGATAAATCCTTTTCTACGGAAGCTGCTGTACTATCCGAGTAGGTGTAGACTCGCGTCCATACTCCATCCACAAGCAATTCAAACTGAATAGCCTTACTGTACCTAGCATAGTTACCAGAGTTGTGTGTAATATTCGCAACTGCTTTAAACCTAGCAGTGTGTATATGAAGTTCCTCTTCCCAAGTAGCTTGTACAGTTAGTGTACCTGCTGCTTCACCATCCCCATTACGTTGATAGTGTGTGCCTCGGAAAGTATCCCAGTCGCCATCAGATGCTTCTGCCTCAGTTCCTAAGTAGGTAGTAGGTGAACCACTATAGCCAAAGGCTATAACTGTATCTACATCTCGTATGATGTTAGGCATTAACCTACCTCCACCAATACGGTAACTCCACCACCTGGAGTGCTATCCCCTACTACATCACAGTCAAGGGTAAGAAGCCCACCTGCAGTTACAGCTGAGTTAGCAATACTTGTTATGTCAATAGCAGACTCACCACTTGTGAAACGTATTGAGTTTGCCGTTGCTGTCCAAATACTAGTCCCATCATAGTTAACATCAAACTGCAGATTATTAGTTCCGCTAGGTGAAGTTGACGCAAAGCCTTTAACCCCAGTTATAAGACCTGCACTAACAAGAGCTAGCTTAGCGCTGATATCCACACCTGTATTCAGCTGACCGTCCAGGTAAAAGTAATAACTCTTTTTACTAATGTCAGCTTCCAGTCCATTCTGGTTTACAAATATCAAGGCATCCCTTGTAGTACCAATCGTCTTCTGGAAGATTGCTCCAGTCTGCGTACCAGTTACAATCCCAGGTTTAGTGGATTGCATTTGAAAGCTCATAAACTTATGTGAGCCTCCTTCACTTGTTGCAGATTGACTAGCAGGCATCTCATGCTCACGCGCAAACCGTGAACGAAAGCCCTTCCTCAAATCCCTCATGTGGTCATCAATATACACCGCCGCAGTACCATCTACGGGATTAGCTTCATCCCAACTATCTCCATCCCCTAAAGCCATGTAATCACCCCCTATCAATCATACTTGTCGCACTTCTTTTTGAGCTTAAAATATTGTCTTACGTCTTGAGCCTCTGGGCTTTGGTTGTTTGCCCACCTATCCGTAATGACAAATAAATCCTCAACATAATTTTCGTATTTCTCATACCGTTTGAGGCGCTTAGCGTCTGCCATAAGCTTCCTGTTCTCCCCACTAAACAGTTGAGTAGCTATTTTCCCTAGCTGTGTAATTGCTCCGCATATAGCGGTTACAGGTTCAGACATATATACCTCCTAGTTAAGTGCGATGAACTTGCCGATGAACTTTTTAATCTTGCCCAGTACCTGGTCATCTTTAGGTGTAGGCGTCAACTTAACAATTATCGAAGCTGCACCAACAATCATCAAAAAGCATTCTACAATTTCCTGCTTGTTTGCCATAATAAATTCTACCATATTATCCTCCTTAGTTACTTGTTAAAAATTGCCCTTAAAATACCTTTACCATGAAACCATACTGCATACACTATACCACCCATATGACAAAGTACTCTTTGGCGTCGTGAGGGCGTCATTACCCACCTACCTTGTAAACAACATAACCTAACATTGCAGCAAGCACAGTACGAAATATCCATGTTTGCCAACCGTTCTTTGCTTCAAGTTGACGTACCATATAATCGTAAGACACTCGTGCTTTCTCCACAGTTCCTGCCTCCCCATTTCCATTAAGGATTTCAAAAATCTTAATATCATTCCTTTGAAGCACCTCAATAAACTTACACAATTCTTCATGTGCCGTACATTGCTCACCCATTCCCTAGCTCCTTAATCTATGACACATTCACCAAATAGTTTCTGTTTACCATCTGCGGTCTCCATGTAGAACATACGAAGGGTCTCCCCATCAACTACCTCCTCCCAAATCTTAATTGTCTTCTCACCGTCAACGACGTCCTTCACCAAAGCCATGTCACCTGGGTTGAATGTTACGATGTTGAAGATTGTACATAAGATGATGATTAAGTCTATCATTAGTCGTTACCTCCTTTCGTTCCATCAAT